ATGGTAAATGTTGGAGCTGGCACTGCTAAGGCTTCTGATGTTGCAAAAATTTTAAGAGTTGATCCAGGCTATCTAAATAGAGTTATTGGAATGCTTTCAGAAAGATCATCTGTCATTAGAGATGCATCAGATTTAATTAAATTAAGTGATGATGCATGGGGATTTTGGTTGAATAATAAAGTACCAGATCATTATGCAGCATTAGTAGGAAGAATGGTTGATGATCCAGCTTTGCACCTTAGTGTAATGCAAGTATTAAAAGAATCTAATCCCAGCAGTGTTGTTGAGGCATCATTTTACATAAGAGAGGCACTACAAGCTGGCAGCAAAGATGTAGAGACATTAAGTTTATTTGGCAAAGAAACTATGAAACAAACTTTGTTAAAAGAACGTGGTTTAGTTTTAAAAAAATCATTAAATGAACTAAAACAAGATAAAAAAGTAATGGCTACTTTAGTCAGAAACGAACAAAAAATAATTGAAAAAGGTAAAAACAAATTAGATACTAACTACAACAAAACCCAGGAACAAATATATGACCAAGCAATCTATGCCATTGAAATCCTTGCAACCAAAAAAGGGCCAATCTCAGATGGACTTAACGCAGCAGCCAGGCAGTGGGCCGATGGCAGCAAACGAGAAGCAATTGAAACTTTTAAACAAGTTGTCCGAGAGACAATTGAGTCAGGCAATTACGAGGGGGTTTCTCCAAGCAGAAGTGAACGCATTAGACCAATTGAGGAAACGCAACAACAAGTTTCTCAAAAACCAAACATCATAGAAGATAATATAGTCTTAAATCAATTTGATAATCCTAATAATAAATTAGAATTTAATAAAAATGCTGATCAAGATTTTGAATCTTTAAGGATTGAGTCAGAACGTGATTTTTCAAGCAAAGGTAATGAAAGTAGTTTAGCTGCTGAAACTGCCTCAGTTTCTACCCAGGAAGATTTTAATCTACTAAATAGAACAACAGATGCACCTCCATCATTTGTTTCGGCTAAAGCTACTGCTGAGTCATTCCAGTCTCGAACTGATCCTAAAATGCGTGTTGGTGATTTTAATGCCATATTTGATAGTCAATTATATCATGTATTCGATGACATACCAACATTGATTAGACTTGCCGAAAACAACATTGATAATGTTAGGAATACACTTGTAAGTATAAGCTCTAAATACGAAAATGCAACAACAGAAATAAGAGTCAAAAAACGGGAAAAAATTATCCAAAATGTATCAGGCAAACAAGATGATTTTGGAAAAACATACACTGCTGCATACGAACCAGATATTTTAGCTGGTCGAATTATTGTCAAACAAATGGCTGATGTTGAAAAAATTAAAAACGAATTACGCAAAGATTTTAAAATTGTGCGTGAAAAAGATATGTTTGAAGATCCAAGAACAGATACTAATTATAGAGCTTATCATTTTCAATTAATCACACCTGATGGCTTAGGGTTTGAGTTGCAAATACACCATGCAACATTTTTAGATGCTGTTAAAAATAAAGGAAAATCAAAACGATTTGCAGAAAAATATGGCGGCATAAGTAAATTAAACAAAGAACAAAGAAAAATTTACGATGAATATGAAGCTGCTGATAAAAAATTGTTTCAAGAAACTTATGAAAATATTTTGTTAAATGAAATACCAAAAGATGAAATGTTAAATGTTGAAAGTGTTGCTGTTGATGGCAATCTTGTAAACAAAGAAATGACAGTTAAAAAATTTATAGACGATGTTGATAATGATAGAGCTATTATAGAGAGGTTAAAAGACTGCGTATGAGTTTGATTAATTGTATAGATAATGCATCTAAAGAAGGCATTATACCTGATGATAAAAAAAGTTTGTTAAAAGATTTAATAACTGAACATACACAAAAATATTTAAATTTAGGTGATGATCCTGATGCAGCTGCTTTAAAAGGAGCAAAAGATGCTTTTGAAAGTTTTGAATACAAAGCAGCTAATAAAAAACGTCATGCATTATTACAACGTAAAGTAGATAACGAGGCAATGGAATATATGTTTAGTATTTACAGAGATAGCAAAGGCAACATAAATCCAGGAGAGGCATTAAAAAGAATTATTGGTTTTATGGAAACACCAGAAGGAATTAATAAATTTTTAAATGTAGAAACTAGATTGCGTGTTGTTAAGGGGCAATTAGACAAAGAATGGTTTGATGTTTTAAAAGAATTTAGACACACATTAGTAGGTAGCACAAGAAATAAAGCCACAATGCATGATATGGGTAAAGAAATATATGAATTAGGATCATCTGGTAATCAAAATGCAAGAGAGTTGGCTGAAACTTGGTTTCGTGTAGCTGAAAAAGCAAGAAAAATGTTTAACAAAGCTGGAGGTTCTATCCCAAAAAATAAATTTTGGACAGTGCCAACAGTGCACGATCAAATAAAAGTAAATTTAGTTCCTAAGGAAAAATGGGTAGATGATATTATTCCATTGTTAGATCAAAACAAAATGATTGATTACACAACTGGCAAAGTTTTTGGTGACAAAGATTTAAAAACTGCATTAAAGCAAGTTTACGACAATATTGTAAGTGAGGGTTATCTAAATAAAGAGACAAGAGGATTTGGCCCAAGCCGTGCTAACACTCGTTTAGATCATAAATTTTTATATTTTAAAGATTATGACAGCTGGTTGAAATACAATGATCAATTTGGAACAACTGATGTTTTTAATTCAATGCTTGCGCACATAGACTCTATGTCTCGTGATATTGGTTTAATGCAAGTCATGGGGCCTAATCCTGATAATTTTATGCGTAAAATGAGATTTGAGTCCGAAAAATATGCTAATACACAAAATGCAGTTCCAAAAGATGAGGCTAAAAGAAAAACTGCATCATCATTAAATTCAGCTGATGCCATGTATTTATATATTAAAGGTGATTTAAATGTTCCAGTAAATCCTAAAATGGCAAAATATGGTGCTAGTTTTAGATCAATTGCAACTGCATCTTTTTTAGGATCAGCAGCATTTTTAGCAATTGGTGATTTTAATTTAACTAGAGCAACTGCATCTTTTGCTGGAATGCCCCAGGCAAAAGCAATGGCTGAAAATTTAAAAATGTTTTTAAGTCCATTGTCAGGAGTTGACAATAATACAAGAATTAAAATAGCTGGTACTTCTGGTGCAGCAGCTGAACATTGGAGCACTTATGCATCTGGTGCAGCTCGTATGTCTGCTGATAAAGTGGAAAGTCACGAATTTGCAAGAAGAATATCAGATTTTATATTAAGAACTACACAATTATCACACATGACTCAAGCTGGTCGATGGGCTGCATTTACAGAATTTCAAGCATTTACTGCTAGAAATGTTGATATGTCTTTAAAACAAATGCGTAAAAAAAATAAAAGATTTGCAGACTATTTAGAAAATTATGGAATTACAGATGCTGATTGGGATGTTATTCGTAATACAAAATTATTTGATGCTGGTGAATACGATCCAAAATGGCAAGGTGCTTTATATTTAAGACCTGATGATATAGTTGATGCACAGATAGCTTTAAAATATAACCATGCTGCGCAAGAGTTTGTAAATTTTGCCGTACCCGTTGCTAATGCAAGAGGTGCAACAATAGGTGGAAATGTTACAAAGCCAGGAACACCTATTGGTGAAATAGCAAGAGGTGTATTACAGTTTAAACAATTTCCATTAACTTTTATGTTTACTCATATAGCACGAGGTTTAGGGAGAAAAACTATTAAAGGTAAAATGGGTTATTTGTTGCCTTTACTTATTACTACAACTTTGTTTGGTGCAATGTCTGGTGTATTAAAAGATGTTTTCAAAGGTAAAAATGTTAGTGTTGATGATCGTTGGAATGATCCTAGATATTGGTTGGATAGCATGTTGCATGGTGGAGGATTAGGTTTTGCTGGTGACATGATATTTGGAGGTCGTTACAGCCATGACTCAGTTGGTGGTAGAGCATCAGAATTTATTGGACCAACTGCTGCATTAGGATTTGAATTTTTAGATTTAACTGCTGGAAATATGGTTGATTTCTTATCTGGCAAAGATGTCAATTTGGGTGCAGATATATCTAGTTTTATTAAAGGAAATACACCTGGTAGTTCAGCCTGGTATATGAGATTATTATTAGAACGATATTTATTTGAATACATACAAGAACTCACAGATGATAACTATTATCAAAAAAATAGAAGAAAAATTAACAAAACAATAAGAGACGAGAAAAATTCTTATTGGTGGAAACCAGGAGATAAAACACCAAATTCATTACCGTCTATATTTGAATAAATTTTTGACATCTTAGACCGAATAACCTAATTATTAATATACAATTACCCAATATTCTGTTCCAAGATTTAACTAAAGGTGGCTTAAAGCTGCCTTTTTTTTTAGGAAAACTATGACTATATCAACCACAACATTACTAAACAGTTTCTCAGGTAACGGATCTGTTGTAGATTTCACATATACCTACCCTATTAACTCAGCATCTGAATTGCTGGTTATTATTAAAACAGACGCAACTGGTGTAGAAACCACAAAAACTTTAACAAGTGATTATACCGTTGCATTGGCTGGTGATTCTGGTGGAACCGTTACGATGGGAACTGCCCCAGCATCAGGTGAAACATTATTCTTAATTAGAAACACAACTAAAACACAAGGCACTGATCTTATTGAAAACGATCCGTTTAGTGCTGAAGGCTTAGAAGATAGCTTTGACAATCTGCAAATGCAGATCCAAGAAGTCAGTAACGCAGTTGATAGATCATTTAAAGTATCAAAAACCAACAGCATCACGACATCAGAAATAACAACGTCAGCTGCTGATCGTGCTAACAAAATATTATCATTTGATGCATCAGGTAACTTAGAGGCCACTGCATTTACAAATCTTGATACCTTAGATGAAATGACTGATGTTACGATTACATCAGTTGCTGATAACGAAGTCCTGGCATACGACAGTTCTAGTTCCAAATGGATTAACCAAACACCAGCTGAAGCAAGTCTTGTTTCATTGACTGGTTCTGAAACTCTTACCAACAAAACACTAACCTCCCCCGTTATAAACACATCAGTGTCAGGTACGGCAGTTCTTGATGAAGATGATATGTCATCTGACTCAGCTACACAACTTGCCACGCAACAAAGTATTAAGGCTTATGTAGATTCTAAAAAAGCTGACATGCAATTTGTACTAGAAGATGGTGATGGCACTGAAGTACAGATTGTAAAAGATAGTGAAGTTAAGTTTGTTGAAGGTGGTGGTATAGATATTAACTGGACTGACACGTCAACTGGTTCTGATGCAGATCCATTTGATCTGACATTTGCCATAGACTCAACTGTTACAACACTCACTGGTTCACAAACATTAACCAACAAAACATTAACGTCACCAGTTCTTAATACTGGAGTAAGTGGTACGGCTGTCAAAGATGAGGACAACATGGCCTCAGACTCTGATACTCACCTTGCAACCCAACAATCTATTAAGGCATATGTTGATGCTGTTACAACATCATTAAATGCACAAGACCTAGATGTATCTGATGGATCATCTGCTATTGCAATTGATCTTGATTCAGAAACATTAGGCATCTTAGGTGGCACTGGATTAGCGTCATCTGCATCTGGTAACAACGTCACATTATCTGTTGACGCAGCTCAAACTGGAATCACATCAGTTACAAATGCAAGTCTGGTGTTAGGTAGAGATGCAGACAATGACATCGATTTTACCACAGACAATCAGATTACATTTAGAGTGAGTGCTAATGACGGTGTTGTATTTAAAGCTAGTGGTGAGATTGAAGCTGCTAGTCTTGATATATCAGGTGATGCAGATATTGACGGTACACTTGAAGCAGATGCAATCACGGTTAATGGTACGGCACTTAATACAGTTATTGCTGGAGTTACAGTTACTAATGCAACTAATGCTGTAAACTCAACTCATGTATCTGTTGCAGACAATGAAAGTACCAATGAAGAAAATTTAATACCATTTATAGAAGATGCATCTGCTACTGGTAATGTTGGATTAGAGTCAGACGGAGACTTTGCATACAACCCTAGCACTGGAACAGTATCAGCAACAATATTTAAAGGTAACATTGATGCAGTGGATGGTGATTTTGACGGCACATTAGAGGCTGATTCAATTACTGTTGGTGGTACTAACCTCACTGCTATTTATAGTCCTATTGCTGGCAGTTCAAATATTGTCACTACTGGTGCATTAAACAGTGGTTCTATTACATCTGGCTTTGGCAACATTGATAACGGATCATCTACAATTACAACGACTGGTGCAATATCGGGAGGCACTATTAATGGTATTCCTTTTTATCAAGGTGATACAGGTTCTATTTATACTCACGATGTATCTGGTACAGATAGCACAGCGGAAAATAATACTGCTTATGGTATTGAAGCCATGGATGCCATTACGACTGGTGATAAAAACGTTGCCGTGGGTAAAGGATCTTTAGGTGCATTAACAACTGGAGAACACAACATAAGTATAGGTTATAATACTGCCGATGGTTTTGATACTGAAACTAATAATATAGCAATAGGTACTAATGCATTAGGTGGTTCTGTAGCTGGTGGAGAATATAACATAGCCATTGGTAAAAATTCTTTATTGGGTGCAACTTCAGGTGATTATAATGTTGCTATGGGACACCTTGCTGGTGAAGCATTAACGACAGGACAACAAAATGTATTTATTGGTTATCAAGCTGGAAAAGAAGCAACTACTGCTGATGGGTGTACTGTTGTAGGCCGTTTTGCTGGTGGTGCTAGTGGTACAATGACAGGTAATCTAAACAGTTTTTTTGGTAACAGTGCTGGAGCATTAATGACAAGTGGTAATAGTAACGTTGCAGTTGGAGCAGATTGTGGTGCAAATATGGCTAGTACAGTTGGTGCTACTTTTGTAGGTTTTGAAGCTGGTCGAGCACACAACTATGATGGTGCTTCATATGTAACTATGATTGGTCATCAAGCTGGGGAAGATCAAACAACTTCCTCATATAACACAGGAGTTGGTGCTTTTAATCAAAAATCTGCTGATACTGAACAACACAACACCTCTATTGGGTACTATGCTATGAATGGTGCTAACGGTGGTGGTGAATATAATACTGCATTAGGTTCTTATGTTTTAAGTAATGCTTCACAATCTGGTGATAATAATGTTGGAGTTGGATATAGAGCTTTGTATGTAGCAACTTCAGGTGGTAATAATACTGCTGTTGGTTATCTTGCTGGCACTGGCTTAACTTCTGGTACGTCTAACACATCTGTTGGTTTTGAGGCTATGGGGGCTGGTACTGTTACTGGTTCTGAAAATGAAGCACTTGGTAGAAGAGCATTAAAAAATCTTACAAGTGGTGCTGGTAATGTTGCCATAGGAACTGAAACATTATTAGACACTACTTCTGGTAGTCAAAATGTGGCCGTAGGTAAACAGGCTTTAGAAAACTGTAATAGTGGTGGCAACAACGTAGCTGTTGGTTATCAAACTTTAAGAAACACCACAGGAACTGGTAACATAGCTATTGGTAAAGAAACTGCAAAATCTAATACTTCAGGGTCAAGAATAATAGCAATAGGTGTTGAAGCGTATGATGCTGCTGACACTGAAAACGATAACCTTGCAATAGGTGAAGGTGCATTGGGTGGATCGGTTGCTGGTGGTGAACAAAATGTAGCTATCGGTAACTATTCATTAGATGCTCTTACATCTGCTGATAAAGTTACAGCTATTGGTTACAATGCTGGTAGTAGTTTAACGACTGGTGGACTAAACACTTTTATAGGACACGGAGCTGCATCAAACGGTACAATTACTGGAGTGAATAATAATGCAGTTGGGCATGCTGCTTTATATGCATTAGCTGGTGGTGGATATAACCAAGCTTTTGGTGTGAGTGCTTTACAAAGTTGTACGGGTGGAGATTATAATATAGCTATTGGTAATGCTGCATTATTTACACAAGATACAGAACAACATAATTTAGGAATTGGTCACGGAGCTTTAGAAGTTGTAAATTCTGGAGGTGAATACAACGTAGCAGTTGGTAACTACGTATTAGATGCTTTAACGTCTGGTGATAGGAATGTAGGCATAGGGTATGCTGCACTCGGTGAAAATACATCTGGTAATAACAATACTGCTGTGGGGTTTGGTGCTGGTGATGCAATTACAAGTGGTGCAGAAAATACAGCAGTGGGAAGAAACGCACTGACATCTGCAACAGATGGTGATGATAACACTTGTCTTGGTTCTGATTCAGGATCAGGCATTTCAACAGGTAGTCAAAATCTAATGCTTGGACATGACACACAACCAAGTACAGGTGCTGCCACTTATCAATTTGTTATTGGACACAATGTTGCTGGTTCAGGTAACAGTACAACTACAATTGGTTATGACACAACTGAGATTGCAACAAGTCACGGTTCGGCATCTTGGGCTGCAGTATCTGATGAACGATATAAAAAAGATATATCAGATTCAACTGCTGGCTTATCATTTGTCAATGACCTAAGACCTGTAACATTTAAATTTAAACAAAAGAATGAACTTGATACAGATTTATATGGTTATGATGCAAACTCAACTGATACTGATGGTTATACAGATGAAGTTGCACACGGATTTATTGCACAAGAAATAAAAACTGTAATAGATAATCATCCAGAAATAAAAAATGGCCAAGAAATTTGGAAACAAGCTACAGAAGAAAAAAGCAGCAGACAAAGCGTATCTCACATTGGAATGATTCCAATGTTAGTAAAAGCCGTACAAGAGTTGTCGGCTACTGTTACAACTCTACAACAAGAAATAAACGATCTTAAAGGAGATTAAAATGGCAATAACTAAAACATGGGTATCAGCTAAACCTAAAGTCAATGCTGATGGGAATGTAACAGAATGGTCAGTTGAGTATAAATATACTGAAGATGATTTTTCTCATACATTTACTAAATCTGAAAAGATAGACGTACCATCAAAAGTACCAAGTGATTATACAAAAGCTGAACTGTTGACACTTATGGATGAGGCACATTGGGATGATATGTTTAATAAAAAACATAATGTTTACAAGAACCCACCAGCAGTAGATACAGTTGACAACAGTTTTGATGTCAGCACTCTAAGTTAATACAATGTCTGAGCAAGATAATAAGTTGGCAATCACGGAGATCCGTGGTGAATTAAAGTTGATTAATCAAAAATTGGACACTCTGGTGTCAAATCATATTTTTCACCTTAACCGTGATGTTGCCGTTTTAACTAAGATTTTAATAACGGTATCTACTATCTTGTTTTCAGGCGTTGTTACATTATTAATTAAGACCTTCTTTATGTAGATGGCTCTTAAAAATAATAGGGGCTTGTTTGCTGAATTGACTGCACTTGCACATTTAGCAAAAGATCCCAACTTGCTAACCTTTCAAAGTTCGGGTGGTTTAGGACCAATAGATTTGATTTCTGTTAACAGAAAAACAGGTGAGCATAAATATTATGATGTAAAATATGCATCACAACGCAAGACACATAAACCAACACACAATCCAAGAATAAACCGAAGTTTGTCTGACGCACAACGCAAACTTCCACAACCAGTAAAAGTAGAAATAATTTATGTTAATGATAACGGACAAATTGAGTTTTAATGAACACCAGGCAATGTGGCCTAACTTTTCTTACGAGGAGTTAGCATGTCAACATACTGGTACAATGAATTTATCAAAAGATTTTCTCATAGAGCTTCAAAAATTAAGAGAAGCTGTGGATATGCCACTAACTATAACATCAGGTTATAGGTGTAGTACACATCCCATTGAGGCACGCAAGTCCACTCCAGGTAAGCATCATACAATAGGAGCCGTTGATATAGCAGCACAAGGTTCGTCTGCTATACACATTTTAAAAGTTGCCCTAGCTACGGGGTGGACAGGAATTGGAATCAATGTGCCATCGTTCATACATCTTGATCGAAGAACAGATTCACCACCAACCATCTGGAAATATTAATGGAGTGTAAAAACTGTCAACACGATTGCCATTGTGGAAACAATGGACAATGTAAGGTGTGTGCTTGCTCAATGTGTGAACACAACGCATTAGATGAATTTTGGAAACGAATTAATCAAAATGCAAAATCATTAATGAATTTACAGAAACATCAAGATTAATGAGAAAAGCTAAGAACTATACAGCTCATGTGCCAGGGCCGCCAAAACGTACAAGCATTGGCAAAAGCAAACTATCAAGACCAAAGAACAAACATACAAGAAGAAGATTAGGATTATGAACCCTTTATTATTTATAAAACCGTTGATGGGTTTGGCTGGTGGATTGATGAGCAATCCTATTGCAAAAATTGTAACTGAGAAAACAGTTGGTGCAATACAACACAAGTTGCAAAAAGATAAAATTATAAAAGCAAAAGAAATACAAGCTGCCAAAGAAATAGATATTGCAAAGATTGGTGTGCAGCTGGAGCAAGTAAGACAAACACAAAATAGTTGGAAGGATGAGTGGATCACTGTCGTGTTTACATTAATTTTTGTTGCTCACTTTGTTGGCCCATTGCAACCGTTTATGGATCGTGGATGGCAGATACTAGCCAATGCTAATGATTATTACTGGATTATAATATTAACAATAGTTGGTGGAGCATTTGGAGTAACAACTCTAAACAAAATAAGAAAATGATTTGGATCTTAACAGTAATGATGTGGTACGAAGGAGATCAAACTAGAAACACCTACTTACAAGGAATGCAATTTATTTCTGACGATGCATGCAAACAATATTTGTTTGATAACCGAGTTGTCCTTGTTGATAGCCTACTTGAAAAATTTAGAATAGTAGATGGCATGACAATGAAATCATTTGAATATTTTTGTGAAGGCAAGTTTGTTGAATTGGATGAGGTATGAAAGTAAGTGAAAACACCTCTATCTCAATGCCAGCTCGTAACCTTATCTCTATTATTGGTGCTGTTATTGTGGGTGCTTGGTTCGGGTTTGGTGTCATTGAACGACTTAATATTATAGAAACAGAACTACAACTAATGCAAGCTGACTTACTAAAAGCAGCTGAACAAAAACCAATCGACCAAGAACAGTACATGTTATTGGAGTTTCTTTCTAAGGAACATGAAAAATTAAAAACAGATGTAGAAGAAAAATTACCTATGATTGATAAAGTAGATATGCATTCTCAGTTCTTAGAAGAAAGAGTTATAGATTTGGAAACACTAACAGATAAATTAAGGAACGGACATGATTGAGGTAGTGTTTGCAATATTAATGATAAGCAATGGACAAGTTATAGAGTATGTACCTACTAACGGTATGGCTGACTGCCTGGAACAGAAACGTATTGTATCTCGTCAGATTGGTGAGGATCAAGATGGCATCTCAATGCAATGCAAACAAATTACTGCTGAAATTGAGATTGACATGGGTGATAGAAAAAGAATTACCAAAATCATAGAGTAATGGCCTACAAAAAGTTTCCTAACGTAAAGCTCGGAGAGTGTGAGCATTGCGGTAAAGATGTCTATCGACACGACTCATTTGTGATCCATGAACGCATGTTTCCCTCCATAAAAAAGGAGTATTTGTGCCATAATTCAAGGGACAAAAAAAGTTGCTTTACAGAGTTTAACCGTAGTGATTAAAAATAATTGACATACCATTTTGGCTTCAGTAAAGTCGTTTCATTGGTATGAAAAAAATATTTTACAAACAAGTACGCAAACACCCTCCAAAAAACACAGCAATTTCAACGAAAAATGGCGGTCCCTACGGGATTCGAACCCGTTATGATACACCTATTTCCAGCATTGTCAACGATTATGCAATATACCTATTGCAAATTTTTCCTAGTTTTCCAACATTAAAAATAAAAAAAAATAAAAAAAAACACAACCACAGACAGACAACATATATTTTTTTGCTATTGACCAAGAAGTTTACGGTGTGCTATTATAAGCCCGTAGTGACATTTAATAATACATATAGGAGGACACTTTGACAGCCGTAGTACAGAAATATAAAAACTCTTTGGGCCGTGTTGCTTACTTAGTTAAAGCACACAATCCTGATACAAACAAATATCATTATCAACGATTTAATCCAAACAACGAAGAATACAAAAACTTACCCAATGCCAAACAACAAGCCATGCTAGATGCTTATGCTAGTGTCAATGATATAAATAAAGTTGGTGTTGGTAAATTTTTTAGTGGTCGTACAGTTGCAAAAGCAATTCAATTATTTAAATTAAAAAAAGAAAGTCAATACAACCAGGGCCAGCTAAGCCATGATGAATACAAAATGCAAGTTTATAATTGTGATGGTCACATTGCGCAAACATCTATAATTAATATTCCTTTGAAAGATTTGCAGCCCAACTCATGTGAGATCATTGTAAATGAATTGTTGGCTAAGGGATGTTCAAACAGTAAAATTGGTCGTGTGTTAGATACATTAAAAGCATGTATTGATGCATGTATAAATCCTCCAGTTGTAAATGGTAAGATTCCAAAACCATTAATGGATGCCAATCCACTTCGATTATATACATATAAACCTGGCAGACGTAAAATTAAACCAGCACCAGTTTATAAAAAATCAGACATGAAATTAATTATTGATAATGCACCTGGTCTTTATTCATTAATGTTTCTGTTTTTATCTCAAACTGGATTAAGGTGGCAAGAGATGGCTGGTTTGATGTGGAGCAGAATTGGATGGAATAGTAATGAAATTACAGTTGACCACGTTGTCAGTCGTAGAAAAAATGGTAAGGCAGAATTGATTGATTGTAGTGATGACAGTAATGAAGATGGTAAGACAGAAGCTGCATCAAGAACAATTACTGTTTCTGATAATTTATTAAGTAAATTAAAACAGTGGCAACAACACTCAGATTCAGATGATGTGTTTGTGTTTGGTAAAAACAAAACATGGATCCCTCATGCAACTGCTAAAGATAATTTTAATAGAGTTAAAAAACAATTAGGCTTGTCCTGGCATGGCTGCTTGCACTCATTGAGACACTATTATGCCAGTGTTTTGTTTAGCCAAATGAATAAGATTTGGGATCCAGCTGATGTGACTAGACAAATTGGTCATACCAACATTGGATTTACTCACAAAAAATATGTGAAGTACATTGTTGATCCCGTCAAACATGAAAAGCAAATTAATAAATTAAATGAATTTTACGCAGAAAATGGTTAATTTGGGGGGTGGCCCTGGTATGGGCTGCCCTCAATCTTTTCATCCTCGTGCATCCTAGAAGGTTTTTTTTTCGTGTTTAGCCACTCACGCAGCACTAATTTGTAAATTATCTTTTTTTTCTTCATTCCAAGGTCTTTGACTAAATCATTCATCATGCCGTCAAAGTTCTCCTTCATCACTGGATCCATGTTAAATGCAACGTACAGCCAGCCGTTTTCTTTTGGTGTGTGTTTCATTTATTTCTCCAGGTATGGATCTTCAAACAAACGATCAATGATAGCTCCTCGGACCGTTATTGGTGTGCCATCTCCTCTGCGCAATGTACGTTCTTTTAATACAGATAATGCTTGTAATGGATCGGGATATGAATCGAGCTGCGCAGTTATATCAAAACCAGCCTCTACGATTGTTGAATACAGCTCAGTGCCTTCCTTCATTTCTGGCCATGGCTTTACTACTCTTAATTCACCAGTTGCTGGATCAAGCTGTATCTCTAAATAAATTTTTTGATTGTTATGATACAATGGAACGCGGCAACACTGCCGTCTATTTGATTTTATTTCAAACTGTTCTGGGCTGCTGTTGCTCATACAATTTCCAATGATCTAATATATCCTGGCTTGCTTGCTATAAATCCACGATCTTTTAATTGTTTGATATGCTGCCTGACTGTGCCCTGAGTAACACCAAGTGCCCCAGCTATTTCCATTTGTGATGGACTGTACCCATTATCTTCTAAAAACTTTTTAATAAAATCTAAAACTTTTTTTTGTTTTTGTGTCATTCTACGACCTTAATCAATTTTTTTAAATACCACTCAGCCTTTTGATAATCCTGGAGTGCATTGCCTTTTATCTCAGCTCGTGAGATGTACTTGTATATTTGGCCCAAGCAATATCCTTTAAACATGTCTGGAGTTAATCCATTTTGTATGACATCAATTGTTTCTATGTCACTACTTGTGTAATGTTTTGGATGATTGACTGGATCGTGGCTCATAAACTCACCACTATGATTACTGCTGCAAACAAAATCATTCCAATCAATTTCCATCCAAACGGTGATATATATCTCATTTATTCTCCTGGGCGGTGAGTAGGTAAAGGTAATGTTATGAACGAATCGAAACCCTACTCACCATAAAAAATTTAAAACGGTATTTCGTCAGCAATGTCTTTGTCCACTGGTGCTGCTACAACACCATCAGTGTTAGACTTTGGTGGCTTATATTGCACATTGAATGATCCCGTTTGAGGTCCAAACTTGCTGTCTTTTGGTTGATCAAATATCCAGGCAGCAACATTGCATTTGTAAACCTCATTGCCTTCATTATCAGTAATTACTGGAACACTTTCTAATGCCTTTTTATTAATGTAAAAATTACCACCATTGTTAGGCTGATTGCCCTGGCTGTCCTTGTTTACATATAAACTGCATTTTCCAATGTCTATATATTGATTACTCATTGTGTTTTTCCTTCTGTTAGTTGTTGTTGAACTTTTTGATAAGCAGCATCAACGGCCCTCATCTTTTTTGGATCATTAACTTTTAATGATTTTAAAAATTCTTTGATCTCAGGTTGACTTATAACAGCTTTCAAACTTTCAGTATGACTGGCATTCTTAATTTTTTGAATCACACTGTCATAAGTCACCAATTCTCTAACAAGTGCTAAACCAGTGTGCTCTTGATTAGAATTTTTTAACATTGTTTCAGTTTCTTTTGCATTTTTCATTTCCTCTGCCGATGCAATTTTATCATTTGTTAAACCTAAATTAGTTAAACATCTACCCCAGCAGCTGGTCTCACAATTCATTAATGCACTGGTTCTATTTATATGACCTATTGCTCTAAATTCTTCAGCTGAACCCGTTGCAACAAATATTCCATCAATATGTATTGTAGCCTTCATAACAACTCGTGTTGCTGTGTTTTCTATAATTTCTGAGTTTAAACATGCTCTGGTTCCAAAATGCTTGCGCAGCATTTGCAGCCTGGGTGCTACCATTAAATAATCTTTACCTTTGATGTCGGTAGATATATCTTTTTCTTTTAACAATAATTCATTCATTGCATTTTGTAACAATGTATTTGCTGATGCTGCTTGTGCCATGTTTGCTCCTATAAGTTGTGTGCTTGTTTAAATAAATCTTTTGCTGCGTTTAAATTTTCTTCACCAATGTCTGCATAAAAACTATCCCAATCAGGATCTTGCAAACTTAACAATCGTAAAGGATCACCACCACTATTTAAAATGTGACGATCTCTTAAACGTGCTTGTTGTCTGTAATATTCCATGTGATCTTGCATGGCATCAACAGTAAGCAAATCACAATTTGATGAATCAAAAACTTTGTATTCTTTGTCATTGACGTAAAGTAAAAACGGTCTTTTTTTTGTGCATGCATAATAAAATGCTGTTTGTCTGCAATGACTAATCAGTGGCGTATCAGGTATTTTTTGTGTGCTGACAGATCGAGTGCCGTCTTTTTTTGGTTTTAATAATTTTGGTAGTTTGCATTTTTGCTCCACAAAATGCAGCTCATCCTCACCATCTATGCGACCTAAACCATTTATGTGTGTAAATTCTGTTGTTACGTTTCTCTCAGCTACAACTGGTGATTTAAAATTTAATGACTTCCAACCGTTATAACTTTGTTTTAAATAATCTGGGGCCAGGTGTTTTATAGCCTCGTATTTTTCTTGATCTTTTTCATCCCAAGGAACGTATGCATTCATGTAATCGTTTAACGTTTCCAATGCCTGGTCCATTGATAACTTTTTATTGTTTTCAACTTTGTTGCTTTGATAAGTCCAAATCTCATCACAAAACATCATTTGTGTAATTGATCCAATCTCTGTGCCAAAAAACATATTGATGTTTGTTTTGTTGCGTCTGCGTTGCTGCTGTGAAAATGCTCCGTACAATAAAGCCCACAACCACATGGGCTGATTTAATTGTGTCGGACTGTAATGATTGATGTCTAGTTCAATAAATTCTTGAGGTATGATACCCAGTTCTTCATCTAACGATTTTGGTTTTTGTTGCTCAACCATGCAACAGATTAATAGTATTTGTTAAATATCGTCAATAATTAAAATGACATATTTGGGTATAAGTAACCACTGGTGATACACTTAAATTATCATTGTTTATGTTTATTTTTAAATAATTGGCTGTTTATTAGTAATTAATATAATTAGAAATTAGTTATAAATGACATTTTGTGTCAATTTTTAGTAATAAAAAAAACTAGGATTTTAATCAATTAATTTAGGTCTAACAATTATATGATCTAAATAATGAAAATGAGACACTTCTTTGACTTTAAATTTAATAGTTCTTGTGTTGTAAATATCAGCTAAATAAATGTGTGGCTCTGTTTCGTTTACTGGTGTGCTATGTCCAGTTAAAAATCCACAAAACCAATCTTTATTTTTTTTGATTTGAAGTAATAATGGGTGAGCAATGGACTCAGCTAAATTATCTGCTGTTGCATCTGTTTTATTTTTACTAAACAAATGTACTGCTCTAACTTGGTTACCAAAATATGTGGTTTGCGGATGGTTCTGGTCAGCCCAAATAGCATAATGACTATCTATAAAATCATTTGGACAGTAAAATCTTGCTATTTGTGGTTTAAAAATAACCCTCATATCGTGGGTTTTACAAGGTACAGCATCAACTGGCTTAATTTTGTTTTCTGCAACTTCAAAAAAATCGGTCCAGGAAAAATTATAAACTTCTGCAATATCTTTTGCCAGCTCAACTGGTATTGGTCTTTTACCATTAACAATTCGTGCCAGGTGAGTCCTGGAATACCATTTTTTTGATCCCCTACTATAACGTGTGTAAATGTCAGTTACTGGAATATCCCGTGCAGCTAAAACTGGTTTCATTAAAAATCCATCCCCAAAATGTAATGTGCTTACATTTGATTCCTTTTTCATCAATATATACTCCTTTTATAAAATTTCTAATTTTTATATGACCAAAATGGTTTTTTATATTTTTTATCAAATGTAGCCAATAATGTCAACATAGTGTTTAATTAGTGTATATTTAGAATGTGTATCATTTTTGGTCTATCTTATATAGTCAATTCATGTACTTAGAAAAATGGTGTCATCTAACTAACACGAGCCGTAGAAGCCTAGCAAAAAAATTAGGGGACATCTCAGCCACTTCGGTTGCACGATGGACTAATTCAAAACGATTTCCTAAACCAAAAGATTTGATCAGGATAATAAAAATTACTGATGGTGCAGTGACACCAAATGATTTTGTAGAACAATGGGCTGAACATCATGGTGAAAAAGAAATTTAATTTATTAAGCTCTGAACCAACAAAAGTCAAAATTGGCTATCGTGATATTGCTATTGAATGGGTTGGCCCCGACTTTAAAACGGACCAACTAACAGACAATTACGGGGAGTATCGAGCTCGTGAAGGCAAAATCTTGATCCAGGACACATTGTGCGGACAAGAAAAGGTTAATGTTTTTTTACATGAATGCATGCACGCCATCGTATATGGCAGCGGCTTGAACCAGGCTAACGGTCCACTCAAAGAAGATGATGCTGAAGAAATAGCCGTTAACCAAATCACAAATTATTTAGTAGGTATGCTGCGTGATAATCCGTATCTGTTCGACTTCATTAAAAAAAATATAGAAAAAGATTTATGAACCCAGAAGAAGAATATGGCTGGTAAATTTTTGATTGCTGCAAACATCTTGCTATTCATTGGCTGCCTGGTGCTCAGTTACCATCTATCACAAGTATATTTCATCCTGGAGGACCAATGGTACGAGATCACAATTGCCCGTGAAAACATTGAGCTGATCTGCATGGAGGTTGACTGCAAGTATGATGATTGATTTGAAATGGTACGAATTTTTTGCCGCGGCTACAACGGGTGTTTTGCGCAAAAGTCAATCCATTGCAAACGAACACAAAGATGCGTATGGAGTCGTTTTTAACCCCGTTCAAGACGTTGGCTGGCAAGTAGTCTCCGCAGCTGCTGAAATGGCCTGTAGTCGTGCTCTAAATCGTTTCTACAGCCATTCTGTGAACACTTTTAGCCTCCCAGACATTGGCAAAAACATCGAAGTTAAATGTCAGATGCACAAACAAATTGATCATGCCAAAAATGAAAATTATTTGATAGTGCGTGACAACATGAGCTCAGAATATTTCTATGTCCTGGTTCTATGTCACTCACTGACAAATTACGAGGTCAAAGGCTATATTAGAGGAGCTGATGCCAAACAGAAACACTGGCAAACATCTGTTGGCAGCCGACCACCATTTTACAAAGTACCACTTTCGGCCCTACTCCCAATTGAGGTGATACAGTGAGCTGGTCCTCTTTCATTCGAGCTGATATTTCACCGCAAGCTAAGGTAATATATCTTTACCTGGAAGAATTTATGGCCCGACACAAAAGAGTGTTTGTCCGCCAGGCAACAATGGCCAAAGATTTAAAACTGAGCAAGAGAACCATTGCCAGGTGCATCAAAGAGCTGACCGAGGCCAACATGATCAGCCGCAAACGATTGAAAAGTTCATGTGATTATTCTGTGCATTTGGGCCTACTTCATAGTGATAAGACAAATATGGCGTATATTAGTAAACATACTAATACTAATAATAATACTAAAAGAAAGATGCCAGATATGTCCTATCTGGGTAAGAACATGAAGTATTCTTACAAGTCAGCAGTGCAAGATATAAAGGGGGGGAAGAAGTTAAAAAAAACGGACCAACTGCTGAAAGACAAATTTTTTATGCACATGAAATCACGAGGTGATATGGCTACGTTTTGGAAAAAGCTGATTGATGGTGAAATAGAGTGGCCAGAAGAACTTCCAAGGTTAGGCAAGGCATGACTATTACAAGTACACAAATTATTGATATGTTTCAAATAGCCCATGACACTGATAAAAAACTACCAGCTGTGTATAAAAAGGGGGCCAACTCAATGAAGTTTGATATTGTGCCTGAAAAATCAGATCATGGTGCCTGGAGTAAGAACCCAGTGCGCATTGCAGCCACAAGCCAGGAAATAAAAATATATGAATATTGCTTGTTTTATTTATATCCGATTATGGGAGTACAAGAACGCAAGATGATACAGGCCAGGACATTTGGAGCTCCATGGCATTGGATAGGATCTAATATTTTAAAATGCAGTCGTCACACTGCAAAAAAACGATACCTGGAAACAATTAGAATGCTTAGGATGAGGATTGCAATTTCTGCGGATTTGATGGAAAAGTTACCACGTTTGAACGCTGACGTTTCCAATACAAAATAGTCTTACCAATCACTTTACTTGATAAATCTTTTCTAGGTAGAATTTTATCTACAAAATATGTTTCAAGCTCATGGTAAGACGTAAAAGTTTCTTTGTGTATTTTCATACAAACACACTGACTAAAAAAGCCACAGCAACAACTGCAACTAACGTGTAGTCACTTTCATATATTTTTTTAATCAAATGAAATCTCCATCATGCCATCACCGACATTTTTGACTTTGATTCCACCAAATCTTTCTTTTAATTTTTTGGCTAATTTTTTATTGAAATCTTTTTTTAATTTTTTGTTGTCAATTGATTTATATTTTTTCTCAATTGCTGACAATTTTTTGTATCTAGCATCAACAGCTTTCATAGCAGCTGCGTGTTCTTCATTGGTTTTTACTTTTTTCACGTTATTTTTCCTCCTGGTTAAAAATATCAAATATTGCCTTGGCAACACAAAAACCCACTGCCAGGACAAAGAGTCCTGACAGCAAGTAGTGAGCCAAAGTAGGTTCAAGCAGCATAGGTAATTCCATTATTTTTATAGTTATCGACCGCAGCATTTAGAGTAAAAATAAATACATCATTTTTAACATCTAAAAAATCAGCTGTTAAAGTGTCCAAGGCTTTTTTGCTAAATCTTGAATACCCAGTTGTTTTAGCTTGTAATAAAGTTGGTTTTATTGAACAGAACATGCTGTTGTATGTAATTTTTGTAACTCCATTGGGATCTGTGTCATGGCAAAAACAATCCCATGCTTTCATGACATAACCGTAAGCACACCAATAAACACTCACTTTGTAGTGAACTGAATTGTCATTGTCTAATTTGACAAATATGTCTCTGCTGTGTTTTGATTCAGTTTTTTTAATTATATCAATTGTCATAAAAGCCCTCCTGTCAAAGAAAGTGGTCCAGTCCAATTTATTGAATAGTTACCATCCAACACATTACCCCTTGCCTGGTTTAAACTTGGAGCTTTGTAACTTGCTGGAAATAATATATCACCTTTCTTAAAATGCTTAAAATCTGCTTTGCAAACAAAACAAAACACACCACCATTTTGAACTACTTTAATATATTTTTTACCGTCAAGTATTTTGGTTTTACTATCCCACTCTAAAGTTTGTTGTTTATAATAATCAGATGTACCCATCTCACTATAATCTTCTTTTGCTGCCAGCATCATGTTTTTAATACCGTCATCTAAATTTATTGCAGTTGCTTTAACTGTTTTCATACATGCCCTCCCGCATCTAGTGTTGATTTAATATCTTCAAGTTTTAGTTTGTTGGCATCAAAATATCTGTCTCTTTCAATGCCTAGACCAAACGCACCGTTGTATCTACTGAGCTCGTCAAGTGATACATATCCGAGCTCTGGGTAACCCAGGTCACAAAGTCCGTAAGCTATGCCGTTATCGTCTAGCTCTGATAAATACCAAGTGCCAGTTCCAGCTGGATTGAACAATTTGACGACAGCAGCAAATGACTTGCTGCCGTCTTGAGCTGAAGAATTATCCCTCAGCTTTTTTTCTAATGATTTAGTAAGTAATTTCATTATTTACCCCCTCTTAATTTTTTTGCTTTTTGATCACTGGCCTTGTCGTATGTTTTAGAACTACATCTGTAGGCAGTATGTAAATAAAGTAATGCAGTAGTGTCCAAATCATTTTCCTTGGCCCATTTAATTGTTTCTTGAATGTTATTGGCTAGAACATCCAAAGCTATTTGCCTTGGCATCCACAACCTATCGTACAAACTATTTGACTCGTTCATATTTATCTCCGTATTTTTATTTATTAATTGTCTCACATGAACACAATAGTAGCCAAAAAGGTTACAGTCAAGAAAAAAGTTCACTACGGGGCATATTTTTTTTATTGGACAATATGCCACAAATAACCTACTAATTTTGATATAATTGCAAATCACTATGTGTAGCATTAAAAGTCATGCCAGGGAGACCATCTAAAAAAGTATTTTGTGAGTCTATGACTCGAAAAAGTAACTTTACTGTGCAATGTAGAGCCAAAGGTTATTTGATGAAGTCTGGCTTTTACCGTTGTAAAAACCATGGAGGTTTTTCAACTGGACCTAAATCAATTGAAGGTAGATTGAAGGCATTGAAAAATTTAGTTTCAATGAAAAATAAAACCGATGATGAAATTAGAGAAATACTCAGACAAAATACTAGAGCAACTTCAGCTGGGCAAACCACTGACCAGGATAGCAAAAGAAAAAGATATGCCTGGACTATCGACAATATACAAATGGATGCGTGACGATAAAGATTTTAGTGAGCAAGTAACAGAGGCAAGACGGACTGGTGCGCAGACCTGGCTTGACACAGCAATGGAGATACTAGACCGTGAAGATATTCCACCGCAGCAAATGCAATTGGTTCGTGAGAAGTTACATCACATTAGGTTCGTAGCCAGTAAGCTGATCAGCTTGTACTCTGACAAGCAAGAGATCAAACAAACTGGAGATAGTTCATTGACTATCAAGTGGGAGATGCCAAACCTCCCCAGCTCTGAGCAGCAACGCACGGTCACGGGCACGCAAGTAGGAGTTCAGAAGTTAGACGCAACCAAGGTACAGAATAATTAACAATAAAGGTAGGATTTCCAACGATTATTGCGGGATGTGAGCCCGTAGGGGTACAATTTTTCCCAGTTTTTGGCCATGGCACACCCCGAAAAAATGGCCGCAGTTTTTATATATATATATATCCCGACTTCGAGGTCCCTGGATGGATGATGATTTAAAAGATTTAATTGCCATGGTGTTTTACGACAAAAACACCCGCAGTGTTTTAATAAACATTACTGGTTTTCGTAATAATTTACACGGCAGAGATGTATCTGATTGGATATTAGAAACATTAAATATTGATCAATTAGAGTTTGGTGACGAAAAACCAACAGTACATTAATGGATATTACAATACCGTACAGCCCACGAGAGCTGCAACGAGAGATACACGAGAATTTAGCAAAACACAGATGGGCCGTACTTTCTATTCATAGGAGGGCGGGCAAATCGGTGTTGTGCATAAACGAGCTTATAAAACGAGCTTTAACAAACACCATGTGGAACCCACGGTACGCATACATCGGCCCGACATACAAACAAGTAAAATCAATTATATTTGATTATTTAAAATTTTATGCTGGTGTCATACCTGGAACAAAGTTTAACGAACAAGAACTAAGTTGCACGTTTCCAACTGGTGCCAAAATTGTCTTATTAGGATCTGAAAACCCAGACAGTTTAAGAGGATCTTACTTTGATGGAATTATTGTTGATGAATATGCTCAGGTCAATCCACGATTGTTTCCTGAGATTATAAGACCAGCTCTATCAGATAGAAAAGGATTTTGCTTTTTCATTGGGACTCCCCAGGGCATGAGCAATGATTTTTATTCTAAGTACCAACACGGATTACAAGATCCTACCTGGTACGTCAGAATAGCAAAAGCATCTGAAACTGGCATTGTGGACCAGGAAGAATTAGATGCTGCATTGGATTTGATGGGGCAAAAAAAGTACAGACAAGAGTTTGAATGTGATTGGGTGGCCGCACTAGAAGGAGCCATATACGGAGATGTAATAGAAAAAATAGAAGAAAAAGGACAAGTAGGCCGCGTACCTTATGATGCTACCTACCCCGTATCAACGGCCTGGGACATTGGTGTATCAGACAAAACAACCATTATATTTTTTCAACAAATTGGCAGATCAGTACAAATTATAGATTATTACGAAAGCAGCAATGAAGGACTGCCACACTACATTAGTGTGATTAACAAGAAAGATTACGTTTACAAGGATCATTATGGACCTCACGACCTAGAACAACGTGAGTTTACAAATGGAAAATCAAGACGTGAGATTGCATACGAACTTGGTTTACGATTTAAGATAGTACCAAAATTAAGCATAGAGGATGGGCTGCACTATACGCAGCTGCTACTCAATAGATGTTGGATAGACATGGATAGTTGTAAGAAACTGTTAGATGCCTTGAGGAACTATCACCGCAAATTTAATGACGCATTGCAAACCTTCAATGCCAAACCAGTACACGACTGGAGCTCACATGCTTGTGATGCTTTACGTTGCCTGGCTGTTGGTATGGAAGAATTAAAAACAAATGAACAAGTGCCACAACAGCTGGCCGATAACAACTACAACCCGTTAGGAATACAATGAGTAGAATACTTAGCCCCAAAATGAGCATGCCGCCTCCCCCAAAACAAGTTGTTCCATTAACACCAACTGGATCTGTTGCAAAAGAAGATCCTGATGCACAACGAAAAAGACGTGGCAAAAAAGCAACCATACTGACATCAAACAGTGGATTACAAAACCAAGACGAAGATTCTTATAAACCATCATTACTAGGATAATACTATGGCAAGACCAGGACTATACGCAAACATACATGCAAAACGCAGAAGAATTAAAGCTGGCTCAGGTGAAAAAATGAGAACACCAGGATCAAAAGGTGCACCAACTGCTGCTAATTTTAAACGATCTGCAAAGACAGCAAAGAAAACTTTATTAGGATAATTATAATGAAAAAGAAAAAGAAAAAACCATACGGTAAATAATAATTAAGGAGAATATTATGAGTGGAATAATCGGAGGTCGTAAACCAAAAGCACCAGTTGCTATGACACCAACTGAAGTGCAAACGACTAAAACGCAAGACATGGCACAAGACGTTCAGGCTGCTAAGAAAAAGAAAAAGCCAGGACAATCTTCATTGATTGAAACAACATCAATGGGCCTTGGAGGTGACGCACCAACATACAAGCCAACACTATTAAGCTAAATGAAAAACAAAAACGCAGAAATGCTAGTAGACCGTTTTGCTACGTTAAGAACAAATCGGTCAACATGGGAAAGTCATTGGCAAGAAATAGCTGATTACATGCTGCCTCGTAAAGCTGACATTACTACACAACGGACTCGTGGTGATAAAAGAACTGAGGTTATATTTGATGGTACGGCTATTCATGCATTAGAACTATTAAGTTCTAGTCTGCATGGTATGTTGACTAACTCAGCTACTCCATGGTTTACATTAGCTTACAAGGATCTTGCTTTATCTGAAGATGATGATGCTAGAGAATGGTTAGACTCAGTAACTGAGGATATGTATGTTGCTTTTAATCGTTCAAACTTTCAACAAGAAATCCAAGAGCTATACCAAGATTTAATATCCTTTGGTACGTCAGCTATGTTTGTATCAACAGACGAAAAAAATCTAATACGTTTTAACACCAGGCACGTTAAAGAAATATTTATTTCTGAAAATTCAAAAGGTGAAGTGGACACGGTGTTTAGACATTTTACAATGAATGCACGTTCAGCTGTTGAATTATTTGGTGAGGCAGTTGGCCCAGGCATATTTAACAAATATAAAAAAGATTTAGATGCAGATGTAAACATTTTGCATGTGGTTATGCCACGAGACAGTTATGACGCATCAAAAGAAGATGCAGCCAACATGCCATTTAAGTCATGTTATGTAGATCCTGATGATGTTCACATGATCAACGAAGGTGGTTTTAAAGAGTTTCCATACGTTGTTCCACGTTATTTAAAAGCTAGTTATGAAATTTATGGAAGATCCCCATCCATGAATGCACTCCCTGACGTAAAGATGTTAAACAAAATGTCTGAGGTAACAATCAAAGCTGCGCAGAAACAAATTGATCCTCCCCTTATGGTTCCTGATGACGGTTTTATGTTACCAGTCAGGACAGTGCCAGGTGGTTTAAACTTCTACCGTTCAGGTTCACGAGATCGTATTGAACCATTAAACATTGGAGCCAACAATCCTATTACTGTCAACATGATCCAGGACAGACAACTGGCAATACAAAAAACATTTTATGTCGATCAGTTGTTGTTAGCACAAGGTGGTCAAATGACAGCAACAGAAGTGCTGCAACGTAACGAAGAAAAAATGAGGTTACTTGGTCCAGTGTTAGGTCGATTGCAATCAGAACTACTACAACCCCTTATTGAACGAGTGTTCAATATTTTAATAAGAGCTGATGTGTTTAGACCAATGCCTGAAATATTAACCAATCAAACAATAGACATTGAATACGTTAGCCCACTTGCCAAAGCACAAAAATCAGGAGACTTAAATTCTGTAATGCGTGGCATAGAAATCTTTGGATCAATGTCACAATTTGCACCAGTTTTGGATTACTTAGACTCAGATGGGTTAGTGAAGTATGTCCAAAAAATGTTGGGCTTGCCAGCACGGATTATTAAATCTGATGCTGAAGTAGCACAACTAAGACAAGAACGACAAGAAGAACAACAACAAGCTATGGAGCAACAACAAGCAGTTGAAGCGGCACAAGCTGCTGGCGCAGCTGCACCGATGCTTAAAGCTGTTGAAGAACAACAATAAGGAGAAAAATTATGGCTGATGAGCAACAAAATCAGAACCAAGAACAAGAACAGAATGAAGAAAAATTTAAGGAGTTAGTTAAATCATACAAACTAACTTTTGAAAGTAAAGAAGGGGCAAAAGTCTTAGAAGATTTGCAAAGACGATGCCACTTGTTTAGCACAACCAATGTAAAAAATGATTCACATGAGTCAGCTTTTATGGAAGGTCAACGTGCCGTCATTTTGTTTATTATTAACATTTTAAATAGGAAAATTTAATGGAAGAATTAAAGCAATACTTTTTACTATGGTGGAACGCAGATAAGAAAATAAAAATTATCTCAGCTGCTGTCGTATTAATTTTAATTTATTTAATCATAACATAAGGAGACAACTATGTCAGAAGATCAGGTAACGGCTGTCGAAGAACAAAGCCAACCGTCTGAGTCAACTGCAACAGAAGCTCCAGTAGCAGAAGCTAGCTGGAGAGACAGTTTACCAGAGGAACTAAAAACAAATGCATCACTAGAAAAATTTAGTGACGTATCAACATTAGCAAAAAGTTACATCAATGCTGAGTCAATGATTGGCAAAGACAAGATGGTAGTGCCAGGAGCTAATACAACTGAGGAAGAATGGAGTGACATCTACGATAAATTAGGTAGGCCGTCAGATCCAAATGGTTATGAACTAACAGCAGAAGTTGGTGAAGGTGAAGCAATTGATGAACAATTGATGAGTAGTTTTAAAGAAACAGCTCACAAGCATGGATTGTCACCAGCACAAGCACAAGGACTGCTTGATTATTATAATAGCATATCAAATCAATCATTAGTTGATTTAGAAAACAATGCTGTGCTTGCACAAGAACAAAGCCAAAGAGAATTGCGTGAAGAATGGGGCCGAAGCTACGAAGAAAATCTAAAAAAATCTTCAACCCTTGGAAAAAAATTTTTTGGTGATGATATGTTTAGACTACAAATGGCAGATGGATCAGTGCTTGGAGATAATCCAGCATTAATTAAAGGTCTATCAAAAATGGCAAGTGTAGTATCAGAGGATGTATTTGCTGGAGACAAAACAGCTGCATCGTCTAATGCAAACATGCAACAGCAAATTAACGATTTAACTGCACCTAATGGTCCTTACTGGAACAAGATGGATCCTCAACACGAGGCAACGGTGCAAAAAGTTTTAGCATTGAGAGAAATAGTCTCAGGCTAACCACTATTTAGAACAACTGGTTTACCAGCTCTAAAAGACAATAGGACAGACTATCACCTACCAGGTGTTAAATGTAAGACAACCCTACGGGATAATTGGCTGACAATAAAACTTAAACTTAACAACAAGGAGACATTTTATGTCAACACAAATAACCACAGCTTTCGTAGAACAGTATAGTTCTAACGTGGCTATGTTAGCTCAACAAATGGGAAGCCGTTTGAGAGCTGCTGTGGATGTTGAAACTGTGACGGGCAAGAATGCATTTTTTGATCAGGTCGGTGTAACAGCTGCTCAGGTTAGAACGTCAAGACATGCAGATACCCCTCAGATTGACACTCCGCACTCAAGACGTAGATTAAGTTTGTCCGATTACGAATGGGCCGATTTAATTGACGATCAAGACAAAGTAAGAATGCTAATTGATCCAACTTCTTCTTATGCAAAAGCTGCTGCTGCTGCAATGGGTAGATCAATGGATGATGTTATCATTTCTGCTTTACAAGGATCAGCACAAGCTGGTGTTGCTGGAGCAACTTCTGTTGCACTTCCATCAGGAAGTAAATTTGCAACATCTAACCAGTCTGACGGACTAACAATTGCAAAAATGATTGCAGCTAAAAAGTTCTTTGACTTGAACGATGTAGATCCTTCAATCCCTAGATACATTGTATGTGGGGCAACTCAGATTGCTGACTTACTTGGAACAACCCAGGTAACATCAAGTGATTTTAACACAGTCAAAGCTCTTGCAGCTGGTGACGTTGATACTTTTATGGGTTTCAAATTCATCTTGTCTAATAGATTAAACTTTGACGCAACTAATACGGATGACCGTCTAGTATTTGCATTTACACAAGATGCTATCAAACTTGGCGTTGGCAAAGACATCACTGCTAAAATTGATGTTCGACCTGACAAAAGTTATGCAACTCAAGTGTACACATGCATGAGTATTGGTGCGGTAAGAATGGAAGAAAATAAAGTATTCCAAATTCCGTGTGATGAATAATAGATAGGAGATAAATTATGGGTACTAAAAACTCAGACTTAGTGGCTAATTTTGAAGCTGCTCCTCAGGTTGCAAATGATGCTGGATTATTACACGGAGTTGTCCGTGTAGCACAAGGCACTATTGCACTTGCTGCTGGTGACAGTGATAACGATGATGTCGTTATGCTTGCACCAATACCAAGTAATGCTGTTGTATCTCAACTATTTATTGGTTCAGATACCCTTGGTGGATCGTGTACGTTCAATGTTGGAATTTACACTTCTGCTGGAGTAGTAAAAGACGAAGATGTATTTGCAACGGCTGTTGCAGATGCTGCTGCTATGGCAGATGTTCGTTTTGAAGCTGCTGACATCAACACTGCTGGTCAGAAGATGTATACGTTAGCTGGAGACTCAAGTGATCCAGGTGGATATTACTATATAGCTGCTACAATGGCTGCTGATGGTGGTACTGCTGGAGACATGAGCTTCAACATACAATACGTTGTAAACTAAGCACTAAGCAAAAAACTATGGGGGTAGTCGATATGGCTACCCTCATACATTAAGAGATATTTTATATGAGTTCACAAGTCGATATTTGTAATGGAGCATTAAACCAATTAGGGGCTTCAACAATTATAAGTCTGTCAGATGACAGCAAAAATGCACGAATGTTAAATCAACGATACGACATGGTAAGAGATCGTGTGTTTCGTGAACATCCGTGGAATTGTTTATTAAAACGAGTCAGTATTGCAGCTGACGCAACAGCACCAGCGTATGAGTATTCGTATGCTTATACATTGCCAGCTGATTGTCTAAGAGTGCTGCAAACATTTGAAATGAGAGATGATGTTGATTTTAAAGTAGAAGGAAGAAAAATTTTAACAGATGCCACAACAATGAAAATTTTATATGTGGCAAAAATTACTGACACCACAGAATACGACACAAGTTTAGTCGAAACATTAACAGCTGCACTTGCAGCTGATATTGCATACGGCATAACTGGATCAACAACAATGATTCAGATTATGGAAGAACGATACAAAGAGAAATTAAAAGATGCACGATTTGCAGATGCTACCGAAGGTATGCCAGATGAAATTGATGCAGACTTTCCATTTATATCATCGAGGTTTTAATGGCCAGATCAGCCTATCCGTACACCAGTTTTACTGGTGGTGAATTATCAGATCAGTTAGATGGTCGTATAGATTTAGATAAGTACAAAGTTGGATGTAAGACAGTTGAAAACATGATTGTCTATCCACATGGTACTGCTGCTAGACGGCCAGGCACTAAATTTATTGCCGAAGCTAATCAAACTATTGTTGATGGCAGAGCATATAGATTAATACCGTTTGAATTTTCAACAACGCAAACGTATGTTCTTGAATTTGGTGATCAATATGTACGTTTTTATAAAGACAACGGCATTATTACAAAAACTGGTTTAAACATATCAGCTATTACTAAAGCCAATCCAGGTGTTGTTACATCTGCTACACACGGATTATCAGCTGGTGATTATGTTATATTAGATGGCATTGTTGGCATGACAGAATTAAATGGCCGACAATTTAGAGTTGGCACAGTGCCATCATCAACTACGTTTCAATTATTAAATACAGATGGAACAAACTTTGACACATCATCATTAACAACGTATGCATCGGGTGGCGTTGTCTACCCAATATACCAAATTGCATCACCATACGGTTTTGATTCATTGCCTGATTTAAAATACGCACAATCAGCTGATGTTTTATACATTACACATCCTAGTTTTCCAATCCGTAAACTATCACGAACTGCACACACATCATGGACATTTTCAACACCAACACTAACAACGGGAACTGATTTTATTGTATCAGGCATCACACAAGCTAATCCTGGAGTTGTATCAACCATTTTAGATAATGGTTTACGCAAAGGTGATTTTGTTACATTTGCAAACATTGGTGGCATGACACAATTTAATGGTGGTGTTTTTAAAGTTGGGGAACAAAAGAATGTTATAACTATAAGTGGTATTACAAAAGCAAGTCCTGGTGTGGTTACAACATCAGCAGCTCATGGATTAGTAGCTGGTGACAGTTTTGATATTTCAGATGTAGTTGGTATGACACAATTAAATGGTAACAGTTTTAAAGTTGGAACCGTTGGATCAACTACTACTTTTAATTTACAAAACGGCAACGGTATTGACATTGATACATCTGCTTACACAACATTTGTCTCAGGTACATTAACTGGCCCTGATCAACATTTTGAAATACAAGATAGCACTGGCACTAATGTTGATACATCGGCTTATAGTTCATTTAGTGGATCAACGGGAACTGTTACAAAACTTAACAATCCAGTATTAAATTTAGGTACAGGCAATTATCCATCTTGTGTATCGTTTTTTGAACAACGATTAGCATTTGCTGGCACAAACAATAATCCACAAACATTGTGGTTGTCACAATCTGGTGATTACGAAAATTTTACAGAAGGCACAGATGCAGATGATGCAATGAACTTTACCATTGCAAGTAACAAAGTGAATGCCATACGTTATTTAGCTGCATCACGATCATTATTGATTGGTACAACGGGTGCAGAATTTTTAGTAACAGGATCAGATAGTGTTAATGGACTATCCCCTACTAACATTAATATTCGTAAACAATCAGCTTACGGCAGTGCAAACAAAGATGCTATTACAGTTGGCAATCTTGTCTTGTTTATACATCGTGCTAAACGCAAAATACGAGAACTTACATATAACTACGATAGTGATAACTACATTGCACCTGATTTAACAGTTCTTGCTGACCATATAACTGAAAGCCTGGTTGTTGACTTTGCATACCAACAAGAGCCAGCTTCTATTTTATGGGTTGTGCGCACTGATGGTGTGTTAGCTGGATTGACATATCAACGTACAGAAAATGTTATAGCCTGGCATCGACACATCCTTGGTGGATATTGTGATACTGGCAAAACAACAGTTACACAAAAATTAAGTTTTACAGCAGTTGATACTGGTGAAGATTCAATTACCATAAGTTCACATGGATTATCTACAGGTGATCCAGTAACTTATTACACAACTGAAACACCAGTTGGAGGTATATCACAAGGCGTATTTTATTTTGTAATTGTTGTTGATGCTAACACTATTAAATTAGCGTTGACACCTGAAGATGCTACAGCTGGTACACCAGTTATAGATATTACATCAGGGACTGGTAGCAAAACGCATTATATTTATTTAGGTTTTAATAAATCTAATAATGTATTTTATGCAACTGGCCATGGGTTTGGTGAAGATGAAGAAATTTATTATTATCCATTAAGCAGCACACACAAACTAACTGGTTTAAATAAAAATGTGCCATACAAAGTCGATCCTATAACTAATTATAGTTTTCGTTTAAAAAACAAATTTGTATTTAAAGATTATCAAACTGCTGGTGTAAATTATCAATTACGAGATTATTTAGATCCAGGAACTGTTAGTACAACAAAGACAACTCATAAATGGTTAACACATGCAAAAGTAAAAACAATTGCAACAATACCAACTGAAAATGCAGAAGATGAATTGTATATGATTGTTGAACGATACATCAATGGTGCAACAGTTCACTATGTAGAATTTTTAACACCATTTGATTACGGCAATGATGATGAGGATGCATTCTTTCTTGATAGTGGTTTAACGTATGATGGCAGCAAGACATTAACTATAACCAGGCTGCATCACCTAGAAGGTGAATTGTGTAACGTCTTAAACAACGGTGCAACACACACTGATGAAACAGTGGCATCAGGCAACATAACATTAGATGATCATGGTGAAAAAGTGCATGTTGGATTGCAATATGATTCAATCTTGGAAACCATGAGAATAGAATCAGGATCACAAGATGGAACGGCCCAGGGCAAAACAAAACGTATTCATGGAGTAACAGTGAGAGTAGATCGGTCTATGGGTGGATCAGTTGGGCCTAACTTACAAAATTTAGAATTATTAACGTACCGTACTTCAGCATTACCATTGACATCATCTATACCCTACTACACTGGTGATAAAGATGTTGAGTTTCGTGGTGATTATGAAACAGACGGACATATAGTTGTAAAACAAGAACAGCCATTACCATTAAATGTTGTGGCACTGTTCCCTCGATTAAATACATTTGATGGATAACTATAAAATTGAGTCGTTTCAATCAGCACATGCTGATGAAATTATCTTGATGGGTGAATTTGAAAACTACTCAAAAGATTACCCAACAGATGCACTTGAAACACAGGATGCATGGACTGGCTTTTATAATGATCAACCAATCGTTTGTGGTGGCATCAACCCTATTTGGGATGGTGTTGCTGATGTTTGGATTATTATGAAAAAGGGTTCTAACAAACATAAATTTTTTATGCTGAAAAACATAAAAGAAAAATTTGAAGAAACAATAACAAAACGTAATTATCATCGTGTCCAGGCAGTAGTTCGATCTGATTTTACTGACGGATTACGATTTGCAAAATGGTTTGATATGACACCTGAAGGTGTGATGAAAAAATATGGACCAGACAGCAAAGATTACATCATGGTAGCAAGGATTAAATAACATGGCAGCAGCAACAGTGATGGCATTTTCTCAGATACAGGCTGGGAGACAAGCACAACGAGTAGCAAACTACAATGCGCAGCTTTATGAAATGGATGCAGTTAATGCAGAAAATGAGGCCATTGTCGTACAGCAAAAAGCACAGTTAGAAAAAACAAGACTTAGAGATCAATTTGAAGGTGTCCAGGGTGATGTTCGAGTTGGTTTTGCTGGAGGCGGTGTTGATCTTGGATCAGGAACTGTATTAGAAATTTTAGAACAAAACCAAGAACAATTTGAAATAGATCAAAATTTAATTCAATACAACGCAAACATAGAAAAAGCTAATTTACAAAATCAAGCTGGCCGTTCACGATTTCAAGGTGCAGCCTCTATACAACGTGGCAAGTATGCCAAATATGGATCTAGGCTTGGGGCAGCTGGTACGTTGCTTGGCGGTGCTTCAGATGCTGGAATGATAGGATAAACACATGGCTATTAAATTATATAAATCTCAGGTTAATGTTTCAAAACAACAATCGTCTGTTCCAACTGCTAAATTAGAAGGTAATTTTGGACAAGCTGTATTTGAAGGTCAACAACAATTGCTAAATACAACAATGGAGATTGAGCAACGACACCGATCAATGCAAGAGGATAAGGAATTTATTGAGCAAACAACTAAATACAATGAAGATCTTAATCAAATTATTGTAGATCATAATAAATTAAATAATTATGACGAAGGTATGCTGTCTTATGAAACAGCTACTAATGAATTGCTAACCAACACAACTGCAAATATTAAAAACAATAATGTAAAAAGACGTGTTGAAGAACATGCATTAAGACACAACAGTGCATACAAAATTGATATTGGTAAAAACATTAGAACAAATAGTGCAAAAATATTTAAAGATTCAATAGAACTTAAAAAAAATGAAGTTTTTAATGAAATGATAACTGGTAATTTAGATTTGCAAAATAAAGATTATCAAACATATTTTACTGGACCTAATAGTTTTTATCAAATGGAACTGGATGCTGGAACTATACCAGGAGGTGTAACTGAAGAATCATACAGACAAACTCTTGAAAATGAATTTGAATATGCACAAGCAAATTTTCTTATTGATACCAATGTTGATCAATTTTTAGAATTAGATAAGAAAAAAAAATACAACAATCTTGAGCCAAAAGTTTTAATAGCATTACGATCAAAAGCAAATGCGACTAAAAATAGTAATGCATCAGCAGCTAACACAATGTTGACAAGTCAAAAAAATGAAATTTTAGATAAAATTAATATTGCATTAGATCCATTAAAAGAGGGTTTTTCATTTAATGTAGATAGTGTGAATAGTTTAATTGACCAGGCAAAAATTATAAATGAAACTTTAAAAGCAAATGGCAAGCCTAATATAGATGATAAAATTTTTGAATTAGAAAGTGCTTTTGACACCTATGAATATGTCCAACCTTTTTTAAATAAACCAACTTTAGAATTAGAAAATGGCTATATGGCACAAGGTGATGAAGATAAAACTCAAGAACAGTTTTATCCTGGCATTCAATATTTTACTGAAGAATTAGCAGCTACAACTGGAACAGAAAATTTTAATATTCAAAATATGTATAGACAAAAAGCCTTAGAAAAAATTAAGGTTTTTAGAGAGAAAAATGAAGAATCTAATTTATTAGGAATAGCCCAAACAAGTAATATTAAAAATAATAACGCACATGTTGCAGTTATTGATTTTGAAAATTTTGAACCAACAGAATTATTAAATAGAAAATTAATAGTACCACACGTTGCTGAAACATATCAAAAATTGCCACAATTTTTCTTACCTGAGGAACGTAATCAAATAAATGAAATATTTGCTAGTGGAAATAAACTTGAAATAACTAAAACAATGGCAGCAATAACTGATATTGCTGGTTCAGAAAATGCACCATTAGCTTTTAATGAAGTAGGATTGTCTGGTTATACTGGATTAGCTCATGTTGCTACTTTAAGGTCAATAAATGGTCCATCAATTGAATTAGAAAATGCAATTGATGCACATGTTTTAATGAACCGTGAAGAAAACAAAGATATTTTTAAAAATTTTGATCCAAGAAAAGAAGGAACTAAATTATCTGAAACATCCTTATCTTTAGATGTTTTTCGTTTAAACACTTTTAGTGATGATACAAATTTATACAAACAAGTATTTGATAGTGCAGAAATAATTTTTTATGGAAAATTATTAAAAGAACCAACTTTATTAAATAAAACAAGTCAAGAAAATCCAGCAGACACTAATCTAGCAAATAATTTGTGGAAGGAAAGTTTACAAATTGCTGCTGGTCACCATGACGGCAAAGGTGGCTTACAAGATTATTTTGATGTTACTACAATTATTCCTGATTTTTTACCAAATCAAAAATCAACAATAAACCCATTGGATAAAAATCCTGATTTTGCAAGCATCCTATCGAGAATTATGGATGATGAATTATTGTTAAAAGCAACGGGAGGAAAACAAATAGTTGAAGTGTTAAGAAACGATGAAGGAGAAGAATACACAGAGCCAGCAAAAGCAGAAGATTTATTTGGTGAACCAGATGTAAATTTGTATTTTATAGGAGACAACCAATATCTATTAATCAATGGCAACCCAACAATGTCTGAAGAAATTTACATGGATGAAAACAAACAAGCTGTTGTTATTAATATGAACAAAATAAAAAATGAAATTTTAAATAACTAATGACTGGATTTTTAAAAAGCAACGTAAGTCTTAATAATGTTTCTCAAGCAAAATTAACTCCAAAAAGTTTTTATGATGTGGCTGCTCAAAATTTTAACAATCACATGAATTGGCATCATACTGTTGGAGCTGCTTTAAATGAATATAAAATTGCTGATGATTTTTTAAGTGATTTTCAAACATTGTTTCCTGAGGCCAAAATAAGACATCCAATGGAATATGCATCATTTGGTAGAGATACTGAGGAAGATATACAAAATTGGATTTCATTTCAACAAAGTATGAATTCTAATGTTCCTATAAATGAGGCATATAACAATAGTTATAAAGATAACCAGGTTATAAATCCATTGCAGTTACCTGAAGATTTACCTTATGAAAAAAAATTAGAATTTATGAATCGTGAGGTACAAAATTTTATAGGCAATTTAGATCGACAAGATCCAAGAAGAAAACAATTTAAAGATTATCAACATTATGTAGATGAAACTCTAAAAAGAATGCAAGCATCTGAATATAAAACTGCTTTATATTCTCAATATCAAAAAGGAAATGCAGTTAGCAAAGCTCTTGCTCCAATGGCTGGAATGTCAGTTGCAGCTTTCACAGATCCAGCATTTATTGCAACACTACCTTTAGCTGCTTTTTCAGGCGGTGCAACTTGGCCAGCTTTTTTATTAAGAGAAGCTGCAATAGGTTCTGCTATGGGTTTATTTGGTCAATCATTAGTTGAAAGCCAAATACTTCCATTTAAAGAAAGAATGGGTGATGAAAATTACACTTTAAAAACATCTGCTGCAAATATTGGCATGGTTACAATTGGTGGTGCGGTTGCTGGTCCAATTTTTGGTGGTGTAATTCGTGGAACTTTTGGCAAAACTGTTATTAAAGATGGAAAAATAACCTTTTCAACTTTAGAAACACAATTGGCAAAATTAAGTCCTAAATTAAGAAATAAAATAATTGGTCGTGAGTTTAAGAAAAAATCAGCTCAATTAAATCCAACTGAAACTTTAAATTATATATTAGATAATATTAATAAACTGCAACCACACGAACACATTTTGTTTATAGAACAAATAGCACCACAAATATTAGACAAGCCACAAATTAAAGCTGCTATACAAGATATAGAGATTGGAAAAGAACTTCACAAAGAAACAGTTTATCCAAACACAAGAGAAGGCAAAAAAGTTGAAACTATAAATGAATTAGAGGCACAAAAATCATTATTAACTGGTGAAGAAATGAAAGTTGTAGAAACTGATTTAATACCAACAGTTAAAGAAACTAGAACTATTTTAAGAAATCAAGAGTTAGCACCAGATGAAATAAAAGTAGATGCAAAAACATTTCAATTTAAAACTGATGGTGATTCATTAGGAGTTTCACAAAAATTACAAGATGTAAAAGTTTGGAATCCTGATATGGCACAAACAGTAATGGTTTGGCAAAAAGCTGATGGTACATATTTTATTGCAGATGGACACCAACGATTAGGATTAGCTCAAAGAATTAAAAAAAATGATCCGTCACAAAAAATTACTCTAAATGCATCAGTGCGCAGAGAAATAGATGGATGGACTGCACCTGAGGTTATGGTGGAGGCTATGATGGTAAATGTTGGAGCTGGCACTGCTAAGGCTTCTGATGTTGCAAAAATTTTAAGAGTTGATCCAGGCTATCTAAACAGAGTTATTGGAATGCTCTCAGAAAGATCATCTGTCATTAGAGATGCATCTGATTTAATTAAATTAAGTGATGATGCATGGGGATTTTGGTTAAATAATAAAGTACCAGATCATTATGCAGCATTAGTAGGAAGAATGGTAGATGATCCAGCTTTGCACCTTAGTGTAATGCAAGTATTAAAAGAATCTAATCCCAGCAGTGTTGTGGAGGCATCATTTTACATAAGAGAGGCACTACAAGCTGGCAGCAAAGATGTAGAGACATTAAGTTTATTTGGCAAAGAAACTATAAAACAAACTTTGTTAAAAGAACGTGGTTTAGTTTTAAAAAAATCATTAAATGAACTAAAACAAGACAAAAAAGTAATGGCTACTTTAGTCAGAAAC